GAGCGGGCTGCTGGGCTTCCACGATATGGAGCGCCTGCTATGCCGCAGCTTGGCGGAGAGCGGTGAGGTGTTCGTGCGGATGATCCGCAAACCGTTTGGCGATTCGCGCGTGCCGTTCGCGCTGCAGATCCTCGAGGCGGACTATCTGATTGATGACGATATCCCGCAGGCCGCGGCCGGTAACACGGTGCGGATGGGTATCGAGGTGGATGGCTACCTACGGCCGCAGGCGTACCACTTCTACGCCAACCATCCGGGCGACACGTATGCGGGCAATCCACGCACTAATGGGCGTCGCGTGCGCGTGCCTGCTGATGAGGTGATTCATCTCTTCCTGCCGGAGCGGCCGGGGCAGACACGTGGCGTGACATGGTTCGCCTCGGCGCTGATGCGGCTCCACATGCTGCAGGGCTATGAGGAGGCTGAGGTGGTGCGGGCTCGCGCCAGCAGTGCGCTGATGGGATTCATCCAATCGCCGGAGGGCGAGCTGATTGGCGATGAGGTGTATGAGAACGAGCGCGTGAGCGACTTCCAGCCTGGTGTGTTCAAGTATTTAGCGCCGGGCGAAAGCGTGACGGTGCCGGATCTGAATGCACCGGATGGCCAGCTGGAACCATTCACACGTTCGATGCTGCGTGCTGTGGCGGCTGGCGTTGGGGTGAGTTTTGAGAGCATCAGCAAGAACTTCTCAGAGAGCAACTACAGCAGCAGCCGGCTGAGCTTGCTGGAGGAGCGCGACACGTACAAGGTGCTGCAGCGGTTCTTCATTGAGAACTTCCATCAGACGGTCTACGAGAACTGGCTCGAGATGGCGGTGCTGAGCGGTGAGCTGAACCTGCCGGCATATGAGACGAACCCGGATCGTTATCGCGCCAGCCGCTGGATCCCACGCAGTTGGGAATGGGTGGACCCGCAGAAGGAAGTGAACGCCTACAAGGATGCGGTGCGCTGCGGCTTCAAGACGTTGGGCCAGGTGATCAGCGAGCAGGGTGGCGATCTGGATGATGTGCTGGTGGCGCGTCAGGCTGAGCTGGCCATGTTGGATGAAATGGATATTGTGCTCGACACCGATCCCAGCGAGGTGAATGCTGGCGGCGGTTCACAGCCTGCGGTGACGATGGGCGGCCAGCCGGCGTTTGAAGATACGGAGCCGCCGATGGAAGAGGATGAATACGAAGAGGAGTCAGTTCTCGAGGATCCGCTCGAAGGACCTGAGGACTGATGGCACCGAATGAGCCGGATACAATTAAGGCATTGCAGGATAGACAAATGGAAGAGGCGCGCCCTTATCCAAATGAACATGCAGCGAGATTGACTGATCCTGATCAGTACGACGAACTGCGCCGCGAGACGGGCGCCGGCGGTGAAGGGATTGATTTTATCTACGGCATCAAGGAAGGCGAGAGCGAAATTCAGGCTGTGCGGTTTGATGCGCAGCAGTTCACGCCAGACGAAGCGCGCACATGGCTGAGCGAGCACGAGATGGATCCGATCATGTTTGAGGAGGCAACAGGCGAGGAGCGCGTGCTACGTGCTGAGCCTGATGAGCTTTCTGAGGGTGACTTTGTGCAGTGGGATTCGAGCGGCGGCACAGCCCGCGGCCGGATCGAGCATGTGATGCGCGAGGGCACGCTGGGCGTTCCTGGCACTGAGTTCAGCATTGAAGCCAGCGCTGACGATCCGGCTGCATTGATTCGGATCTATAGCGAAGGCGAGGATGGCTGGGAGGCCACCGAGACATTGGTGGGCCATAAGTTCTCGACGCTTCGCAAGATTGCGGAGCTTCGTGCAATGCCTGGCATCGGCCGCCATCAGCGCGCTGAGATCACAACCTTCGATGAGGTTGAGGATCGCACTTATGAGTTTCCGTTCAGCTCTGAGTATCCCGTTGCCCGGTATTTCGGCAATGAGATCCTGAGCCATGAATCTGATGCTGCTGATCTCAGCCGCCTGAATGATGGCGCGCCGCTGCTGTTCAACCACAACCCTGATCGTGTGATCGGTGTTGTTGAGCGCGCATATATCGACGGCAAACGTCGCCGCGGTTATGCGCGTGTGCGGTTCAGCCGCAACCCATTCGCTCAGGAAATCCTGAACGATGTGAAGGATGGCGTTCTACGGAATGTCTCCTTCGGCTACTCCATTGACAAAATGGAGGAGCGCGGCAGTGGTGATTTTGTTGCTACTGCCTGGTCTCCCTATGAGGTTTCTGTTGTCTCGGTGCCGGCTGACCCCGGCGTTGGGATCGGCAGATCCTTAGAGGCCGAGCAAGCTGCCTCGGCAGCACCTACACCTGATCCCATTCCTGCAATGGAAAACACCACCCCTGATCTGGCAGTGGTGCGGGCCGAAGCCGCTGAGGCTGAGCGCTCCCGCATCGCTGGCATTTCTGCACTGTGCGACAAGCACAACATGGCCGATCTCGGCCGCCAGCTGATCGAGTCTGGTCGTTCTATCGACGAGGCCCGCGCTGCTGTGCTCGACAACCTCGACATCAAACAGGAGCCTGTGAACATGAGCGCCGCTGAAATCGGCCTGACTGAGAAGGAGAGCCGCAGCTTCTCCTTCATGCGTGCCATCAACTATCTGGCCAACCCGACCGACCGCGCCGCTCGCGAGGCTGCTGCGTTCGAGATTGAGGCATCTGAAGCTGCTGCTGCGAAGCTCGGCCGTCAGTCCCGTGGCATCACCATCCCCCAGGATGTGCTGCGCCGTGACCTGAATGTCGGTGCTGCAACCGCTGGCGGCAACCTGGTCGCTACTGAGCTTGATGCTGGCAGCTTCATCGATCTGCTGCGCAATGCTTCCGCTCTGGATCAGGCTGGCGCCACTGTGCTGACCGGCCTTACCGGCAACGTGGCAATCCCCCGCCAATCCGGCGCTGGCACTGCCTACTGGGTTGCTGAGTCCGGTGCTCCCACCGAGTCCCAGCAGACCGTGGATCAGGTGAGCCTGACTCCTAAAACCGTGGCTGCCTTCACTGACTACAGCCGCCGCCTGATGATCCAGTCCTCCATCGATGTGGAGAACATGGTGCGCACCGACCTGGCTCGTGTGCTCGCACTCAAGATCGACCTGGCCGGTCTCTATGGCACCGGCTCCAACGGTGAGCCCCTCGGCCTGAAGCTGACCACCGGCATCGGCACCGAAGACTTCGCCGCTGACACCCCTACCTTCGCTGAGGTGGTGGCACTGGAGAGCGACGTGGCAACTGCCAACGCACTGCTCGGCAACCCCGTCTATTTGATGAACGCTGCCATGCGCGGCGGCCTCAAGACCAAGGCCAAGGACGCAGGCTCTGGCCTGTTCGTCATGGAAGGCAATGAGGTGAACGGCTATCAGGGCGTGCTGTCCAACCAAGTTGCCTCTGGTGATCTGTGGTTCGGCAACTTCGCTGACCTGATCATCGGCTACTTCTCCGGCCTGGATCTGATGGTGGACCCCTACACCAACAGCACCTCCGGCACCGTCCGCGTGGTGGCTATGCAGGATGTGGACATTGCCGTCCGTCACCCTGAATCCTTCAGCCGCGGCAACAACACCCTCTGATCATGTTGATCAAGGTCTTACGGCAAACGATGCTGGCGGGCCGGGTCGTCAAAACTGGGGAAGTCCTAGAGGCTTCCCCCTCTGACGCCAAACTCCTGATCGGTATCGGCAAAGCTGTTGAGGCTGTCGCCTCTGTAGTAGACGCAGTTGAGACCATCGCTCAACCTGCACCTAAACCAACCACCCCCCGACGGAGGGCAAAATCATGACCATCCACAACCTCGGATCTAAGACCGATCTGCTCGAGCTGCACAACAACGCAGTCGTTGCATCCACCGGCGCTGGCACCCCCGCCAACGTTGATCTCGTGGACTATGAGGGCGACGTTGCCTTCATCATCGATGCAGCTGCTGCCGGCTCTGGCGTCACCCTGACCGCCAAGATCCAGCACAGCAACACCACCACCTCCGGCGATTTCGTGGATGTGACCGGTGGCGGCTTCACCGCTGCTGCTGCTAACACCGCATTCCAAGAGAAGATCTACCTGAACAGCAACGATCTCCGTCGTTACGTTCGCGTGCTCTTCACTGTGACCGGCGGCACCGGCACCGGCGCCGTTTCCGTGGTGGCTCTCGGCTCTAAGAAGTACAGCTGAGCATGGCGTTCACTGAGGATCTGGACGTGTTCCTCGCAGACTTCGGCGTCAGCTGCACCGCTGGCGCCGTTACTGCGAAGGGAATCCTGGACATGCCAAGCCAGGTGATCAGCAATGGGATGGTGCTTAGCACTGACTACACGCTGACGGCCAGAACCTCAAACTTCGGCAGTCTCATCCGCGGCGATTCGATCACTGTGGATGGGACTGCTTATACCGTCAGAGAGACCATGCTCATGGATGACGGCAAGTTCGTACAACTCGGATTGCAGAAGACATGAGCACCATCATCGGCGGCAATGCGGATCGTCCGCAGAACATTCACACCTTTGCCACGATCTCCAACACCACTGGCTCCTCTGCGGCCATTGAGGTTGATGGCACAGTGTTCACAACATTCGAGAAGATCACTGGCGGGCAGGTGACCTACCACGTGCAGGGATCGATGAATGGGACTGACTGGGCAAATATCGGTGAGGCCAAGACTAAGGATGCAGGCAATCACATCCACACGTACTGCGACTATGCCGTGCGCTATCTGCGGTTAGATGTGAGCAGCATTAGCAGCGGCCGTAGCATCACAATGAGCGTCTGCTGCGACTCATGACCACCAAGCGCGAACAGGTCCTGACGGCGATTCGCACAGCGCTCACCGGAACCACCGGCGTCAGCACGCGGATCTATCGCAGCAGGGTGGAACCACTGAGCCGCGGCGAAAGCCCGGCGCTTGTGATTGAGCCGATCTCGGATACAGCGCAGCAGAACACCAGCCTCCCCACGCTGGATTGGAGCCTGACGGTACGGATCGCGGTGATCGTGCGCGGCACGGTGCCGGATCAGACGGCTGATCCGATCATTGAAAGCCTGCACGCCAAGATGATGGCCGATCTCACCCTTGGCGGTTATGCCATTGATGTGCAACCGCAATCGGTGAGCTTCGAGATGGTGGAAGCTGATCAACCGGCTGGCGTGATTGGCTGCGAATATCTTGTGCGTTATCGCACCTCAGTCACCAATTTGACTATCAGCTGAGCCGGCTACGATGGGTTGAAAGATTCCATCCGGCCAAGCCATGCCGCTGCTTTCCCGCCGCCAGCTGCTGCTGGCCGAAATCGAGACTAC